CGTTTCTCGACCTGATGCCATTCACTTTTAATAATTCGCATTGTATACTCCATTAAAGATATACGATTATTATATCAGGTTTCACATACTATTGAGGCAATAAAAAACCCTGCCGAAGCAGGGTTTTAAAAAGTTGCCGTATCTTCGGGGTCTTTATATATTATCATATTGATAAATTCACAGGCTTCATCTTCGTCATTAAAATAACGAATGATTGTTTGTGCTGTATGAATTGAAGTAAAAGCCAAAAGGATATGTTTTTTATATACAGAAAATTTAATTACCCATCCGTTTCGAACAACAGGCTGCCATGAGCATATGTTTTTAGATATGTCTCTTTGAAGTATTTTTCGTATGGAAACTGAAATGGGTTCTTTCTGCATACTATTATGTATGTAAAGAGAGAACCCATATTCTTAACGACCTTTGAGACTAGAACTAGCTCTATGCTTCTTGATGGCTGCGATAGCCTCTAGAATACTATTGAGAAATTTCTTCATATCATACCTCTTTGTTGTAAAATACGCACTCTATTTTTATAGTCCACATAATCTGTGGATTGATTAAGATAGTATTCTACTTCACTTGTTGGTGTAAAAGTCTTCTTAACCCAATTCCAAAAATCTGTCAGACTTGGGATTTCTACCCCGCTTAACGCATCTAACTCTTTTGACATATTAGGCCTTTGCTGTCTTTGCAAACTTCTCAAATGTAGTCAAAGCTTGTTCTGCTAATGCCTGATTGGTTTGAAGCACTTGCTTAACAAATGCTGTTTGTGTATCAACAAATGCGTTAAGTGGTTTTTGAATTTCTTTGTCGGTTACGAATGTATTAACAAAGTATTTTTTTGCACCTTGAACGGTGTCGATGAATGTGTCTACTGCGAACATGTTTATCTCCTAAGACGATTGGTTAAATGAGCCTCAAATTGAGCACTCATACAATTATATAGTAATAAAAACAAAAATGCAAGCGTAAATTACTAGTGTGCCGAGTCTATAATACCATCTTCATATTGTAACTTTGCCAGAATATAATCTTTGACCAGCGATGAACGGACAATATCATCTGCCGTAAACTCAATGCGAGTAAACGCCTTCATATGCATGGCGATATCAAAGAATTTAAGAATACCCGATACATCATTTCTTTTCTTATTCAAGTCGGTTTGTCTATAGTCACCGCACCATAGAATCTTTGACCTATACCCGACCCTTGTCATAACGGTATCTATTTCCTCAAAGGTCATGTTCTGCATCTCATCCACAATAATAATTGCATCATCAAATGACATACCACGAATGAATGATGTAGATATGAATTCAATGTAATGTTGTTCTTCTAGCCTATCCCATGCATCACGGCGACCAAATAGTGTTTCACAGATTTGGCGATATGGTTGTTGATAGATTTCCATTTTTTCGTTTACATCACCTGGTAAGTGGCCAATCTCACGGCTTTGCACGGCAGAACGAACAACAATGATTTTGTTGAATGGATTTGATTTGTCTAATACTTCTTCTATCGCCTTGTATAATGCACAAAATGTCTTACCTGTGCCTGCAACACCGTGCAATGCGACAAAGTAATCACCTCGTTTGTATGCATCAAAGAATAGTTTTTGATTGTCTGTTAATGGTTCGAATGCTCTAAGGTCATCAATTCGTATTTTCAATTGATTGGTTGTCTTGGCTACTGTTATCGTTTCGTTGTTTGCTGTTTGTTTGCGAGCCATTTATTTTTCCTATTACATGTGATTTGTGAATTTTACAGGTCACCCATGAGTTATAATAAGAGTCACTTAAAAGAGCTTGTCTACTGAATATCTCAAAAGTTTCCCAATAACTACACTCTGACCTAGATTTACATAGATGTAGAATTTCTCTTGTGTATTGTTCCTCTCCGTTCTTTGTTACTTCTGCCTGTAGTTCAGTATTAGAACCCCAATAGGTTTCCCAATCTGAGGTCTTTCTGATTTTCTTTTTCTTACCTTTTATTTGACGAGTACCGGCCTTGGTAAAGAATTTCTTACCAATGTATTTTCTACCGGTGGGATTGTGCGTAATAAGATAGACAAAGCCAAAGTATCCTTCGGCATCGTCAGGGTTGAATTCTTCTGATATATTATGATAAAACCACATTAATCATCTTCTTCAGGAATATTCTCACTATCTAGGAGTATATACTCTGAACAAAATGGACAATAAATTGGGTCATCATCACATAGTTCTTCATTATATTTTAGTGTAAATTCTGATTCACAGTTATCACACACATGATTTAAGGTTGCCATTACTCAGCCTTTCCGCACTTGGCTCTCTTTGCGTTAGTCAATGCACCAAAATCTACAGGCCATTCTTTACCTGGTTGCACTTCAACTGCACCAGCAGGAAATTTATACTGAACATTTGCCTGTTTTTGAATGTCAGCTATTGTCATGCGAAACTTTGTCATGTCGTTGCCAAGATTAGGGTATGGCGCATTATGTGGAAATCCCCATCCCGCAACTTGTTTTGTTGCATTGTTAATGACAATTTTATAGTATCCATGTGGTACAATCACACCATTACCAATCGTTTTATCACCTTGGCCATAGATTGCACCAACATAGATTGTGAATGGTTGATTCAATTGAACTGCCCAACCACGCACAGATGTTTCTAATAGTTTCCATATGCCACGATTCAATGAACCTGCCTGTGGATACATGTTAGTCATCAGAAATGATTCATACTCTACAATTGCAGACCATGACAAGTCACCATCAGGTGCGGCATGACCTTTATCAAATCCTGTACCTGCATAATCATCAGGTCTTGCACCGCCTTGCACACTTGCATCAGCAACAAATGCATTGGTGCGTGGAAAACATCCTAGTGCGTTTTGTGGTAGTAATGTATATGCAACATATGCAGGTATTTTGACAGGTGCATCATATGCCACTAGATATGCTTCACGACAAATTAATGTTGTGGGCCTTGCAGTTGCTGCAAATCCATATGGACTATGCACAACGCAAGCTTTTTCTGGAAAAGGAACTCTTTGTTCCCATGCAAACACTTGTGACGAAACAAGTGCTAGTAATACTAATAATTTTTTCATTTTAATCCCTATATTCTAAAACTTTCACCGCAACCGCATCGGTCACGTTCATTGGGGTTGATGAATTCAAATCCTTCATTAAGTCCCTTTTGTATATAGTCTATTTCTAAACCTTTAAGATATACAGAAGTTTTTGGGTCTACAAATACTTTGCAACCATATGATTCTATGCAATAGTCATCTTCATTTGGTATATCAACATATTCTAAAACATATGCAAAGCCAGAACAACCTGTTGTCTTAACAGCAACACGAAGTCCTTCGCCTTTGCCTCTTCTTGTCAACTGTTGTTTTACTTTATCAGAAGCTTTTTCAGTTAATGATATCATGTTTCTTTTTATAATCTGCTACTGCTGCCTTAATGGCGTCTTCAGCGAGTATTGAACAATGTATTTTAACTGGAGGTAGTGCAAGTTCTTCAGCAATTTCACTATTTTTGATACTAGATGCTTGATTTAGATTCATTCCTTTAACTAATTCAGTTATTAGCGATGAAGATGCAATGGCTGAACCGCATCCGTAAGTTTTGAATCGTGCATCTGTAATGATTCCGTCTTCTACTTTAATTTGAAGTTTCATTACGTCTCCGCAAGCAGGTGCCCCAACCATACCAGTGCCAATGGAAGTATCACTAGGGTTAAAACTACCCACATTCCTGGGGTTTTCATAATGGTCAATTACTTTTTGTGAATAGGCCATTGTTTATACCGAGAAAGAAGAACCACAACCACAAGTTGTTTGTGCATTTGGATTAGATATGACAAACTGTGATCCTTGTAAGTCTTCTTTGTAATCTATACTTGAACCTTGCAAATATTGCATACTCATAGAATCCACTAATACTCTAAACTTTTCTAAAGGCACTTCAAAATCATCTTCATTTGTTATCTCATCAAATGTAAATCCATAACTCATACCACTACAACCACCGCCTTGAACGAATGTTCTTAGCGATAGGTCTGGATTGTTTTCTTCTGCAAGAAGGTCTAGAATTTTAGTTTTAGCTGACTCTGTTATTGTAATCATTTGATTAAATTATCTTTGAATGTGTGCCATGCGTTATCCCATGACCATTTTTGACTACTCTTTATAACTCTATCTCTATTTAGTTGTAAACAACCATCAATTGCATCACTTAAACTTTCATTCATAAATCCTGTGACACCTTGTTCAATAACATCTTTTGGTCCGTCACATGGAAATGCCGCAACTGGTGTGCCACAGGCCATTGATTCAATCATAACAATACCAAATGTTTCCCATTTACTAGGAAATACAAACACTTCTGCATTTGCATAGTAACGAGCCAAATCCACACCAGTTTTGAATCCAGTAAAGATTACTTCAGGATACTGTTCTTTATATGTCTCAAGCATCGGTCCATCACCGACCATAATCTTATAATAACCACGATAATTTAATTTAAGAAATTCTTCTAAATTTTTTTCTTTACTAACACGGGATACGCAAAGTAAATATTTTCCTTTAATAACATCATGTCTATGAGATGAATTGAATATCTCTCTATCAACACCTCTTGTCCATGAAACTATATTGTCTTTGAAACCATGATTGAGTAAATCTTGTTTCATTGTTTCAGTAGTGGTCAACACTTTACCACTATGTTTATGAAACCATCTTACATATCGCCATGTCAGAAACTCAGGGATGCCAAAAAGTTTAGCAAGTCCTTCTGGAAACTTAGT